TGTGACAGCAGGGAAAAGGATGAACTTATCCGCAGAAGAAGAAAATGTGTATATTGCGGTGCTACATTCCGCACCATGGAATTAAAAATTGAAGAATATGAAGAAATGCAGAAGGAATTGCAGGGATTGCATTCTTTCATAAAAGATTTGAAAAAATTTTTATCAGAAAAGGTAGGTGATCTGAATGATTAAGGATTCAGGAGAAAGAACACAGTTTGAAACAGGTGCGGTGCGTGATATGCACACCGGGAAGGGCAGAATGGACCTGTTACCATTGACAGCGGTGATTGAATTATCAAAGCACTGTGAAGAAGGTGCATTGAAATATGGGGAACACAACATTGACAAGGGCATCCCACAGCACAGCTTGTGTGATTCAGGAATGCGACATCTTATCAAATACATGCGTGGTGATATGGATGAAAACCATTTGAGGGCAGCATGTTGGAACCTGATGTGGGCCTTGGAACAGTCAATTGTGAAACCGGAACTGAATGATTTGGTGTGGAAGGAAGGTAGTGTGGAATGAGAGAAATATTGTTCAAAGCAAAGCGGAAAGACAATGGAGAATGGGTGGAAGGACTTCTTTGGAAGAAAAAATACATCACAAACAAAATTTTTATCAGTTGTTTTCCTGATAAAGATGATAATGAAGAAGTGTATGTTGTTGATGCCAATACCATCTGCCAATACACAGGCTTGACCGACAAGAACGGAAACAAGATTTGGGAAAATGATGTTTTGAAAAGCGGTCTTGTTGTTACATGGGAAAAGGAATTTGCAAGTTTCTGTTTGAGTAGAAAAGGATGGGCTTTTAGACATTTCTTTGGTGAAGCGGTAAATGGATGTGATTGTGAAGTAATCGGCAACATATTTGACAGCCCGGAATTGTTGAAAGGAAGTGAAGAAAATGACTAAATGTTTATGCGATTTTTGCAAAAAGAATGATGCTGATTACAGCTATACAGTATTTGAAAAAAGCTTATTTACATTGATTTTTCAACAATCTGAAAAAAGGGTTGATATTTGCCGGGAGTGTTATCAAAAACTTTTTGAAAGAAAGGAAGGAAGGGAAGAAAATGGGTAGATTAGTAGACATTGATGATGTAATAAAAGCAGTAGACAGACACACAAAGGATGAATTTGAAATTGTTTTGGATAATGACATCACCTGCATCCTTGAAGAAGTTCCAACAGCCTATGATGTGGATGCAGTTGTGGCAGAGTTTGAAGAAAAATCAAGCAATCATACAAAAAGCTACAAATCTAAAGGCAAAAATACATATAAAACAATCAAAGCAATTTCAAAAAATAAAGCAATCGACATAGTGAAAAGGGGTGGGGTGGAATGAGTGAAAAAAAGTACAAAGTGATTGACGAGTTAAACCATGTTATTGCAAGCAATATGGATTTGAGAACAGCATTGTTGCTTATGAAAGCATATTGTGAAGAGTATTTTATGGAAAATGTAAAACTCACTTTAATGGAAGAGGTAGCCTGTAAAATGGCATGTGATAGTGATAATGTTGCGTTAGGTGCATAGAAAGTAGGTGTAACATGAAAGAATTTATAGAAAAGCTGATTGGTAGATTGGAAGAATACAGAAATTTTGAAGACCACGACAATTTAGACAGACAGTGCATAGATGGTGCAATCGAAATCGTCAAACAACTTGCAGAAGAACACAATGGCGGTTGGATTCCTTGCAGTGAGAGATTGCCGGAAGATGGTCAGGAAGTTCTTGCGTATTGTGACAATGGACATTGTTCAGGTATAAGTGTTGTAGAATTTAGAAAAGGGAAAACTAAGGAAGAATTGCAAGCTATGGAACGGCCTTGTTTTGGTTCCGCAGACCAATGGGGAAACAACTTAAAACCGTATGCATGGTTTGAAAATGGTCCTATGCAGTGGGAAGGGCAGGATGTTTTGGCATGGCAACCGCTTCCTGAACCTTATCAGCCGGAAGGAGAATAAATGTTATGGAAGTGAATGAAATCTTGGGAAAAATGCGAAAAGAAGATAGATTGCTGTTGGAAAGTGCTGTCATGTTATCAGTTCAGAAAGCACTTATAGATATGGGATATGAGCCATTTGAGGATAAAGTAAGGGGAGTATATACGGCAATAGAAAATACACCAATAGCAAACAGTTGGATTCCTTGTGATGAAAACTTGCCGAATCATAATCAAACTGTAATTTTCCAAACAGAAGATGGAATGGTTGAAACAGGTTATTATGATGTAAATGAAGATTGGTGTGTAAATGATTCATATTTTCCTAATGCTTTTCGTTTTATTGCATGGCAACCGCTTCCTGAACCTTATCAGGCACCGGAAGAAAAAATGAAATAGTGGGTAGAAAAAGATGAAAAAAAGGGTGTTTGTTCTGTAATTTTTTATGATATTATTATAATAACAAAAAATGATGAACCAAGGGCACTTCCACATGGGGGTGCCTTTTCCTGTGCCTGGGATGTGCCACCTCTCTCACATTCCAGGCTTTTTGATTACAGAAGATAAAGGTGAACAGCATGCAGAATGTACGGATGAACCTTGCGGACCTTATCCCTTATGATAAGAACCCAAGGAAGAACAATGAAGCCGTAAAATATGTTATGGAATCCATAAAGGAATTTGGTTTCAAGGTGCCCATTGTCATTGACAAAAACAATGTAATTGTTGCCGGGCATACAAGATACAAAGCAGCCAAGAAGCTGAAACTGAAAGAAGTGCCTTGCATTGTTGCAGATGATCTGACAGATGAACAGATAAAGGCCTTCCGGCTTGCTGATAACAAGGTTGCAGAAAAGGCAGAATGGGATTTTGATTATCTTGCAGAAGAACTGAATGAACTTATTGATTTTGACATGTCTGTATTTGGTTTTGAAGATATTCCTGATGTTATAGAACATGAGGAACCGGAAGAAAAGCCCAACGAAAGGGAAAGAACCATAAACGCATACAATCTTGATGAATATGACGAATATTCAACAGAAGGATATTATCAGATGCCTATAATTGAACCGTGTTCATATATTCCGAATGATATTATTGGATTCAATTATGCACTAACATCTGAAAACAAAGATTGTGGCATTCATTTTTATGTTGATGATTACCAATTTGAAAGGGTGTGGAATCAACCGCAGTTATACATTGAAAAATTGGCAGAATACAATTGTATTTTTACACCTGATTTTTCACTGTATACAGAAATGCCCATTGCCATGAAGATTTGGAACACATACAGAAGCAGATTGATTGGACAGATGGCACAGCGGATGGGATTGGTGGTGATTCCAACAGTCAGTTGGTGTGAAGAAGCTACATTTGATTTTTGCTTTGACGGATTGCCAAAGAAATCAACACTGTCCATATCAACCATAGGTGTAAAAAGGGATAGTGACAACTTTGAAACATGGAAAGCCGGTGTTGATGAAATGATCAGGCGGTTGCAGCCTAAAACATTGCTGATATACGGTGGCAAAGTTGAATATGATTATGGAAATATTAAAACAGTATACTTTGAAAATAAAGTCACCGAAAGAATGAAAGGATAAAAAGGCTGATGGGTGGAAGGGGTGCAAGTAGTGGCATAAGTGATAAGGGCAAGAAGTATGGCACTGAATATAATACATTATTACAAAGTGGAAATATTAAGTTTGTAAGAAATGCTGATGGTAGTTCTACAAGCACACCTATGGAAACCATGACAAAGGGCAGGGTGTATGTAACAGTAAATAAAGACAATAAACTAAAAAGCATAACTTACTATGATAAGAACAATAAACGATTCAAGCAGGTTGATCTTACACATCAGCATGAAGGTTTAATGCAGCATACGCACAAAGGATACTTCCATGATGAAAAAGGCACAAGAGATATTAACGAAAAAGAAAAAAAGATGATTGAAAGAATTTACAAAATATGGTATTATCATCAAAACAGCAGAAATTAGTTTAAGAAGGAAAACGCAGTTGCAAAACTGAAATTGTGGTGCATAATCCACAATTCTGCTGTCAAATTACATAATTTTTAGAAAGGCTGAGTAGAAATACTTGGCCTTTTTTGCGTACAAAAGAAAGGTGAAGAAAAATGAGAATTGAACATTTCAGATACATGTTTAATAGATTAAATGGTTTTTACTTAAAAGAGCATGTGATCATGTTCAGGAAACCAATTGAAATTTGGAATGAGAAAACCGGTGAAGGCAAGACATTCAAAACACTGGAAGAAGCCCTTGAATATGAATTGGATGGTGAGCCGGTAAAGGACATCATTGCAAGAAGTGAAACACTGTATATTCCACCCATTGAAGGTGGCCGGGGTGCAGGTGGCAATCAATCAGAATTTTCTTTCAGTGGTGCAGGTGACGAGAAGAACAATTACAATCCCATACATCCTGCATATGCCAATACAAAAATAAAAAGCAAAACCTTTGAAGGGGCATTGGCAGAGTTTAAAAGCAAGCACATGTTGGCCAAGGGTGAATGGGCATATGAAGTTGATGATCAGGGATATGTGCATCAGTATGTAAAAGGCGGAAAGCACAGTGTAGCAATTGGTGGCACAAATACATCAAGGAACAGAAGCACAATGATTATTCATAACCATCCAAGTGGCGGTGCCTTTTCAGATGCAGATTTGTTATCAACTGCAATGGATAGACGGTCAAAAGGTATCATTGCAAGTGGTAGCAAGTATGATTATACATTCAAGAAGGGAACCCATTTCAAAGCCAATGAATTTGCCAAGGCAGTAAAAACAGCCAAGATGAAGGGCAAAGATTATGATGATGCAGTTGATAAGTGGTTGAGAAAGAATGCCAAGAAATATGGCTATCAGTACAGCAGAAAGAAAAACTAACAGAAAGGCAGGTGATGCAATATGGCAAATGAAGAAAACTTGACACCATTCACAAGTGAACAAAACCGAGAAGAAGCCGTGAAGAATGGCAAGAAGGGCGGTATTGCATCCGGTAAAGCAAGAAGGGAAAAGAAACTGTTCCGGGAAACCTTGGAATCTTTGCTTTCCATGTCCATGAAATCAGGCAAGTGCATGGATGTGGATGAAATAAAGAACTTTGCAGCAATCAAAGGGAAAAATATATCAGTACAGGAAGCAATCCTGATTGCACAGATACAGAAAGCCATGAAGGGTGATACAAGGGCAGCGGAATATGTGCGTGATACCATAGGGCAGCGGCCCACAGAAAAGGTTGAAGCGGATTTCATTATTCCTGTATTTGGCGGTGAAGAAGATTTGGAAGATTAAGAATGAAAAAAAGTCATGGAAGGGGAAATAGAATAGCACAGCGGAAGCGGAAAAGGGAAAGAAGGAAGCACCTGCCACAGAAACAGCCTGAAATGGTCCTGTTGATAGATGGCAACCTTTCCTATTATCCCATTGCATATTGTTCCCGGTATGGTGCATTTCTGACAGAAGGCCTTGCAGACACACACAGATGTGTACAAAGGCAATGTAAAAGATATGATGGTGATGTAATGTGATTAAAAAGGAGTATATAAACCTTCCCAATTTAGTTGGCAGGGGGTATAAACGATTTTGGAATTTCAAAGGTAGATACAAGGTGTGTAAAGGCAGCCGAGCATCCAAGAAATCTAAAACAACTGCATTATGGATAATATACATGATGATGCGGAATAAGGATGCAAATACACTTGTTATAAGAAAAGTATTCCGTACCCTGAAGGATTCCTGTTATAAGGAACTGAAATGGGCAGCAAAGCGGTTGAAGGTTGAACACCTATGGGATTTTACCTTGTCACCATTGGAAGCCACATACAAGCCCACAGGACAGAAGATATATTTCAGGGGGCTTGATGATCCGCTGAAAGTCACATCCATTGCAGTTGATACAGGATATTTGTGTTGGGCATGGATAGAAGAAGCCTATGAAATCACCAAGGAAGAAGATTTCAATATGCTTGATGAATCAATCCGAGGTAAGACACCGGAAGGGTTATTCAAGCAAATTATTCTGACATTCAACCCTTGGAATGAAAGACATTGGCTGAAGAAAAGATTCTTTGATGAAGAAGATGAAGATATTCTTGCAATGACAACCAATTACATGTGCAATGAATGGTTGGATGAAGCGGATTTGAAAGTATTTGAAACCATGAAGAAGAACAATCCACGAAGATATGCGGTGGCAGGCCTTGGTGGATGGGGTATTGTTGATGGTTTAGTATATGAGAACTGGAAAGAAGAAGAATTCACACTGACAAACAAAAAAGAATATGAGGATGCAGAGAAGAAACCCAAAAACCCTGTATTCGCAGAAGATGTAAAATCAGCATTTGGTCTTGACTTTGGATATACCAATGACCCAAGTGCTTTTTTTGTTGGTTTTTTAGATATAGAGAACAAGAAGCTGTATGTGTGGGATGAATTTTATGAAAAAGGTATGAGCAATAAACGGATTGCAGATACAGTCATAGAAATGGGCTATAAAAAGGACCATATCACAGCGGATTCAGCAGAGCCAAAATCAATTGATGAATTGAATGGCCTGGGCTTGCGTGTAAAAGCTGCACAAAAGGGCAGGGATAGCATTCTGAATGGTATTCAATGGATTCAGGAACTTGAAATCATTATCCATCCAAGGTGTGTGAACTTCCTAACGGAAATAAGCAACTATACATGGGACAAAGACAAGTTTGACAACAAACTGAACAAGCCCATTGATGATTTTAACCATTTGATGGATGCCATGCGTTATGCATTAGAAAAATACATCAAGAAAAATGGTTGGATGTTTTAGAAAGGCGGTGCAAAATGCTTACAATTGATGAAATAAAGCAATTCATTGAAGATGATGCAACATCAGAAAAGAAACAGCTTGCAAGAAAAGGGCAGGCATATTATGAAGGCAGGCATGACATAAAAGATTATGAAATGTATTACTACAATGCAGATGGTGAATTGATAAAGGACACCACAAGAAGCAACATAAAAATTTCACATCCATTCTTCACTGAATTGGTGGATCAGGCTGTGCAATATATGCTGTCCGGTGATGATGGCTTCATAAAGTCTGATTTGCCTGAATTACAGACCGAATTGGACAAGTATTTCAATGACAATGAAGATTTCACAGCGGAATTGTCAGAAGTGCTGACAGGATGCCAGGCAAAAGGCTTTGAATACATGTTTGCATACAAGGATGCAGAGAACAAAACAGCATTTCAGTGTGCTGATTCAATCGGTGTGATTGAGGTAAGAGCCAAGGACACAGACAGCAAGACCGAACACATGATATATCACTATACTGACCGCATTGAAAAGGGCAGAAAGAAAATCAAGCGGATTCAGGTGTGGGGTGCAAAAGAAGTATATTACTATGTGCAGGATGGTGATGGAAACATTGAACTTGACACATCAGCAGAAATCAATCCCAAGCCACACACACTGTATCAGGAAGATGGAAAGACAAAAACCTATTATGAAAACTTTGGATTCATTCCTTTCTTCCGCTTGGATAATAACAAGAAGCAGCATTCCGGGCTGAAAACCATTAAGGAACTGATAGATGATTATGATTTGATGGCCTGTGGGCTTTCTAATAACCTTCAGGATGCTTCAGAATATCTTGTTGTGGTGTCAGGCTTCCAGGGTGACAACCTTGAAGAACTGATACAGAACACCAAGACCAAGAAGCACATTGGAGTTGAAGAAGGTGGCGGTGTAGACTTCAAAACAGTTGACATTCCCTATCAGGCCAGACTTACCAAGTTAGAATTGGATGAAAAGAATATTTACAGATTTGGAATGGGATTGAATACAGCAGGCCTGAAAGATACAAGTGCAACCACAAATGTTGCAATCAAGGCTGCCTATTCATTACTTGATTTGAAGGTATCAAAGCTTGAAATCAGACTGAAGCAGTTCTTGCGGAAGCTTATCAAGGTTGTTTTGCAGGAAATCAATGATACCAATGGCACAGATTATCAGATGCATCAGGTGTATTTCAATTTTGAGCATGAAATCATGAGCAATGCACAGGAAAATGCACAGATTGAATTGACCGAGGCACAGAAGAAGCAGGTTGAAATCACAACCTTGCAGAACCTTGCACAAATGCTTGACGGTGAAACTATTGTGCAGCTTATCTGTGAACAGCTTGATATTGATTATGAAGAAATAAAGGGCAAGCTTCCACAGCCTGAAGAACAGGATGTGGTGGCAGCCGAAAATGCATTGAATGAGGTTGTGACGGATGAATCAGAAGCAGAAGGAAGTCTTGCAGGCACAACTGAATAGAGAAAAACAGACCATTGCTGAATTGAAGAAGGTATATGCCCAGGCAGCAAAGGATGTGGAACAGAAAATCAGGGAACTGTCCATGCGAACAGACATGGAAAACCTTCAAACCATCATATACCAAAAGCAGTATCAGGAAGTATTGAAGAAGCAGATTGAAAATGTACTTGAAGCACTTCACACACAGGAATTTGCGACTGTGGAAAGCTTCCTGACACATTGCTATACTGATGGCTTCCTGGGTGCCATGTATGACATTGCAGGGCAGGGGATTCCAATTATTGTTCCCATTGATCCGAAGCAGGTTGTGAAAGCCTTGCAGACAGATTCAAAGATTTCCACAAGCTTATATACAAGGCTTGGTGAGGATGTGAAGAAGCTGAAGGCAAGCATCCGGGCAGAACTGTCAAGGGGTATCACACAAGGGGCTTCATACAATCAGATTGCAGTGAAGATTGCCAAGGATATGAAGTCAGACTATAACAAGGCATACAACAATGCTGTGAGGATAGCAAGAACGGAAGGGCACCGGATTCAGTGCCAGTCAGCCTATGATGCACAGAAGGCTGCCATTTCCAATGGTGCGGATGTAGTAAAGCAGTGGAATTCAGTCCTGGATGGCAGGACAAGAACACATCACAGATTACTTGACGGACAAATTCGGGAAGTGGGTGAATCCTTTGAAGTATCAGGAATGAAAGCAGATTATCCGGGTGCATTCGGCAGGGCAGAAGAAGATTGCAATTGCCGGTGTGCATTGCTTCAAAGGGCAAGATGGGCACTTGATGATGAAGAATTGGAAACCCTGAAGAAAAGGGCAGCATATCATGGCTTGGACAAGGCCAAGGATTTTGAAGATTATCAAAAGAAGTATTTGAAGGCATCCCAAAAGGGTGCCTTTTAATATGCAAAAAAACAAAGAAAGGGGTATGTGAAATGAAAGAGAGAATGCAGAAGTTATTGACAGTGAAATCCATTGTCACATTTGCATTGACCGGTGTGTTCTGTTATTTGGCTGTTGTTGGACAGTTGGAAACAGAATTCCTGACCATTTACACAATGATTATTTCATTCTACTTTGGCACACAGGTGGCCAAGGATAGCATCACAAAAGGGGGTGAATCATAGTGGAAATGAAAGTGATTGATGTGTCAAAGCATCAGGGCACAATCAATTGGGCAAAGGTAAAGGACCACATTGATGGTGCAATCATCCGGTGTGGTTTTGGTTCAGACATCAGAAGTCAGGATGATCCGAGATTCAAAGAGAATGTGGAAGCCTGCATCAAGCATGGCATTCCTTTTGGTGTTTATCTGTATTCATACGCAAAGACAATGGCAGGGGCAAAGAGTGAAGCACTGCATGTTCTTAGACTGTTGGAACCTTACAAGGGCAAGCTTTCCTTCCCAGTATATTATGACCTGGAAGAACAGGGCACACAGAATGGTGCTGTTGAAAGGGCACATGTATTTTGCACCATGATTGAAGAAGAAGGGTATTGGTGCGGTATATATGCAAATCAGAATTGGTGGGGTGTCTATCTGAAGAATGGCCTTGACCGGTACACCAAGTGGGTTGCAAAGTACAGCAAGAACAAGCCCACAGGCATCAGTGGCACCTATGACATGTGGCAGTACACTTCCAAGGGTTCCATTCCCGGAATCAATGGAAATGTGGATGTGAATATCTGTTATAGAGATTTTCCCGGTGAAATCAGCGGAAATGTAACAAAGACAGAAGCACCGGCAAAGAGCAATGAAGAACTTGCTGAAGAAGTCATTCTTGGCCTGTGGGGTGTAGGCATTGAAAGGGAAAACAACCTGACCACTGCCGGATATGACTATGAAGCAGTTCAGGCCATTGTCAATGCAATGTTGGAAGATGATGAAAAGGTGAAGTATTACACGGTAAAGCAGGATGATACCCTTGCAGAGATTGCCGAGCAGTACGGCACCACATATCAGGAACTTGCCAAAATCAATGGCATTAAAAATCCCAATAGAATCTATGTTGGGCAGAAAATCAGAATCAAATAATTAAGCATCATATTCGTGGTTTCACGGAAATGATGCTTTTTATATGCCCTGAAGGTGGCATTTATACCTTCACAATATGACCTGCCATAAGTCATTAAAACTGGGCTTGTCAGCGGTGACACCGCACATAAAAACACAGACAAAGGAAAGGAAAATTGATATGGAATTTTTAAAAGAAATCTTGGGTGAAGAACTTTTCAATCAGGTGGCTGAAAAAGTCAACGCACACAACGGCAATGAAGCAAACAAGGATAAGCAGGTGAAAATCGGAAACCTTGGAACAGGTGAATATGTGGGCAAGGGCAAATATGAAGCCCTTCAGGAATTGGTGAATGGCAAGGAAACAGAATTGCAGTCTGCCAATGACTTGATTGCACAGTTGAAGAAGGCAACAAAAGGCAATGAAGAATTACAGGGAAAGTTCACCGAATATGAACAGGAAAATGCAAGACTTCAGGCAGAGTTGCAGGAAACCAAAGTAAAAGCAGCCATCAAGGTGGCATTGCTTTCTGAAAAAGCGGTTGATGTTGATTATCTGACATTCAAGCTGAATGAAAAGCTGAAAGAAAAGGGTGAATCCCTGGAACTTGATGAAAATGAAAATATCAAAGGTTGGGATGCACTGAAAGACGGATTGAAGGTGCAGTTCCCTTCAATGTTTGAATCAGCAGGTGCCGGAAAAATGAAGGTGCTTGGTGATAACAGACTTCCTGAAAGTGACGGTGAAGGTGCATCTGTCACAAAGGAACAGTTTGAAAAAATGGGCTATAACTCAAGGGTTGAATTGAAAGCAAGCAATCCTGAATTATATGCGAAACTTGCAAACTAATTTTTTTATGAAAGAAAGGAATGAAAAACATGGCAGATTTGACTAAAACAACAACACTCATCAATGGTGATGTATTCGATCCCCAGGTAGTATCAGACATGATCAATGCAAAGGTAGAAAAGAAGGCAGTTATGACCGGATATATTAAGGTTGACAGCACACTTCAGGGGCAGCCCGGAAGCACTGTAACCATTCCCAAGTGGGGATATATCGGTGAAGCACAGGACTATGAAGAAGGTGTTCCTATTGATACCACAAAGATGGCATTCACAACTGCACAGTATGGTATCAAAAAAATTGGTAAAGGTGTTCGTCTTACTGATGAAGCACAGCTTTCCGGTTATGGCAACCCTATGGGCACAGCAACCAATCAGATTGCAATGTCCATCAGTGAGAAATTAGACAATGACAGAGTTGCGGTTCTGTATGAATCCAAGAATGTATTTGATGCTTCCACAGCAGCAATCAAGTATTCAGCGGTTGTAGATGGTGTTGATATGTTCGGTGAGGAAGAAGAAAGCAGAAAGGTTATTCTTATTCACAGCAAACAGAAAACACAGCTTAGAAAAGATGCTGATTTCCTTGCAGCAGACAAGATTGGTCCTGAACTTTTGACCAATGGTGCAATCGGTAGAATCGCAGGCTGTGATGTTGTTGTTTCCAACAAGGTAAAGCTTGAAGAAGGTGTTTACTTCAACCCTATTATCAAGTTAAACAATGACAATGAAACTGAAGATGATATGCCGGCAATCACTTACTTCTTGAAGCGTGGCAACCTTGTTGAACATGACCGTGAGCCGGGTGTAGCAGACAATATCATCTGTACTGCTTATGGTATGCCTGCACTTACCAATGAAGCTAAGGTTGTTATCTTAAAGACCAAGGCCTAATGGTAGGGGGTGTTCCCTATGATTATTTCAGTGGAAGAACTGAAGCAGTATATTACAACAGATAAAACAGATCAGGTGCTTGAAGATATGCTTCAGGCACTTGAACTGACAATCAGAAGCTATACAAACAACAGATTCCATCAGATGCCTTCTGTGATGGTTGAAGCGGATGTTGTGGGCGGTGTTTTTGCTGCAACATCCGTTCCCTTTGCGGTGGGTGATACTGTGCAGGTGTCTTATGGCAAAAAGGCCATGGATTGCGGACTGTACACAATCAAGGAAATCACAGGCAATACATTCACAGTGAATGAAGGTTTTCCTGACATTCCCGGTGTAAAGGTATGCAAAGTGAAATATCCGGCTGATGTGAAGATGGGTGTTGTGAACATGCTGAAGTGGGATTTGGAAAACCGGGGGAAGGTAGGCATTCAGTCTGAAACGATTTCCCGGCATTCTGTGACCTATTTCAATATGGATGGGGATAATTCTTCAATGGGTTATCCCAAAGCACTGTTGGGCTTCTTAAAGCCGTATAAAAAGGCAAGATTCTAAAGGGGGTGTTTGCATGATAGGTGGCAATATTACAGCACAGCTTCAGGTGAACACCGGCACAAAGAAGAATGCCATTGGTGAAAAAGTGAAGGTATGGCATCCGGTCATTGACTTGGAAGGTTTTATTGATTATCAGAGTGGTCAGGCAGGGCATATCAATTTCAATGCAAAAATTCAGGAAACCACACATATTTTTGTGGGTGATTATAAGCCCATTCCGGGCACTTTGAAGGTTGAAGGCAAAACTGTCAAGGTGAAAGCGGAAAACACAAGGATGGTGGCAAATTCGCAGGAATTTGATGTGTTACTGATGGACAATCCCATGGAACTGAACAAGCAGTGGGAAATCTATCTGAAATATACAGGGGGGCAGTGATATGGCAATTGAATTCACAGACAATAGTGCAATTGTCAAGGCAGCAATTGATGATGCAATCATTGACTTCCTGGAAGAAGCCGGTGGTGAGTTGGAAGCACAGGCAAAACGCAATCAGGATAAGCGGTCAGACACCGGTGATACCATGAATGCATGGACACATGTGCTGAACAAATCCAAAGGTGAATGTGTTGTGGGAAATCCCAAGCAGAATGCCATTTGGGAAGAATTTGGCACAGGTGAATATGCTGTGAAGGGCAATGGTCGCAAGGGCTATTGGGTATATGTGAAAAATTCAGACGAAACAGGTTATCAGTCGAATGGAAAGCAGTATACCTTGGCAGAAGCAAAACGGATCATGGCCATGTTGCGTGCTGATGGACTTGAAGCTTATTACACCAAGGGCAAGAAACCAAACCATACCTTGCAGAAGGCTTTTGACAAGAACAAGAACAAAATCATCCGCAGATTTGGGGCAATATTGAGAGAAAGGACAAACAAATGACAGTAGAAGGATTGGAATTCATTGATAAAGAACTTCAGGACCTTGGAATCAATTATGAATTCGGTGAATGGACATCTGATATTGTTTATCCGTATTTTGTGGGAAATTTCATTGAAGTGCCCACAGAAGATGGCCCGGCAGAAACCAATTTCATATTGGAAGGCTTTGCAAGGGGTTCTTATCTTGAATTATTGCAGACAAAAGATAAAATTGAAAAACATTTTGAGCATGGAAAAACAGCCATCCTTGATAATCATTCAGGGGTGGCTGTTGTCTATGATAATGCAAATTGTGACATTCCCACAGGGGATGCCAATTTGAAAAAGGTACAAATCAATCTAACAGTTAAAGAATGGAAGGTGAATTGATTATGAGCATTAAAACAGGTATTACAACCGGCACACCGTCAAAGATTCCCTTTGGTGCAGGTGTTTATTTTCAGGGGTTGACTTACAGTGAAACTGTTGCACCCACAGAAGAAGAAGTATTGGCAGCAATCATTGGTGCTACACAGGACGGTGGAAACATCACCATCACACCTGAATTTTTCGCACCTGAACTTGATGGTGCAACCGTAAAGGTGGCAGAACTTCAGAATAAGGTTGGAGAAACCGCACAGATGGAAGTTTCTTTTGCAGAACTTACACCTGAACTTGTTGCAAAACAGGTGATTGGTACCATCACAGAAACCACAGATGGAAATTATGATGTGATCACATCCGCTGAATTGGCACCCGGCCATTTTTATGACGGATTCGGCTTTTATGGTGAACACATTGATGGCAGACCTATGATTGTTATGTTCAAAAAGGCATTGTGTACTTCCGGTCACACAATGGAAAACAAGAACAAGACAAACACAGTGTTCAAGGGCACCTTTGAATGCCATTCAGACATTGAGTATGGCACCACAAAGCTTCCCTATGTTATCTTCATCCGCAAATCTACCGGATGGGTAAAAGAAGATGTTGCAAATGTAGAAACCCAGGAATAGTGAAAGGAATGTGAAACCCTATGAACAATATTGAGAATGTAACAACAGAAGCAGTTGAAACAGTAGAAAGACCTTATACAATCAGAAAGCTGAAGAATAGTGACCTTTGGAAGGTTGTCCAGGTTCTTAGCAAGCTTCTTCCTGATGAATTGAAGCAGGCATTTGTGCAGATTGTGTCAGGGGAAAAGAGTGTCAATGAAATTGGTGGCATGGTTGTCTGTGACATGGTGGTTATGATCACTAAAAATGCATACAAGGCCCAGGCAGAGGTGGATGCACTGTGTGCAGATTTGATTGGTGTGAGTGTTGAAGAACTGAATGAAATGGAGTTTGGAACCACACCCATGATTATCTTTGATGCATACGAAGGTGCGAAAGATTCAGGTTTTTTCAAGGTGCTTTCCAAATTGTTCTAATGGGTGAATTCAGGTTCATGGATTTGCTGTACAGTAGATACAGCAATCCAATGGACCTGATGGAACATTACATGAACCAAGGACGATTTGGGGAGTTTGTCAGCAACATAATTGAAATGGAATATCAGCGGAAGAAGGAAGAAGCAAACCTGTTAGAAGAACAGAAATTGTGGTCCATGTATATCATGCACAGCATGTGGGGGCCTGGGGAAAGCTTCAATGATTGGAAGAAACGAGTGCTGAAGCCTGCAAAGAAAGGGCATACAAGGGATGAAGATATGACCAAAGATGATGCACTTGGCATTGTGAAAAGATTTCTTCCGCAGTAATAAAAGGTGAATGCTTATGGAATTGTTCAAATTATTTGGCACTGTTGCCGTGGACAATACAGAAGCAAACAACGCACTTGAAGATACCACAAAAAAGGCAAATGATTCCGCAGATGAAACAGAATCAGCCTTTTCAAAGATAGGCGGTGCAGCCAAGAAGATTGCCCTGGGAATTGGGGCTGTTGGGCTTGCTGTTGGTGGTGCTTTTATTGGTGCGGTAGAAGGTACAAGAGAATACAGGGCTGAAATGGGGCTGTTGGAAAGTGCATTCCTGACAGCCGGACACGGTTCTGAAGAAGCAAAAAGAACATATTCAGAATTGAATGCAGTGCTTGGGGATTCAGGGCAAGCGGTGGAAGCATCACAGCACCTTGCCAAGATTGCAGACAATGAAGAAGAATTGGCAGGATTGACACATACACTGACCGGTGTATATGCCACATTCGGTGAATCACTTCCCTTGGAAGGATTGGCAGAAGGCATCAATCACAGTGCATCCCTGGGTGAAGTACAGGGAAGCCTTGCAGATGCCCTTGAATGGTCAGGAATCACGGTGGAATCCTTCAATGAAAAGCTTGCAGGCCTTGCCACTGAAGAAGAAAGGCAGGATTTGATTGTCAAGACATTGAATGACACATACAGTGCTGCATCCACGCAGTACAAGGAAACCAATGCGGACATTATTGAATCACGGAAAGCCCAGGAAAGATTGACTGATGCAATGGCAGAAGTGGGCCGTGTAGGTGAACCAATCATGACAGCTTTTAGAAATATTGCTGCATCCTTGGCAGAAAACCTTGCACCGGCACTTGAATCAGGGATTGAGAAGTTCAAGGATATGGTGTCATGGATCAAGCAGAATCAGGAAACAGTGCAAACATGGATTGGTGTGATTGTTGGTGCAACCACAGCGGTGGGAACCTTCATTCTGATTATATCTTGGGGAAAGATAATGACCGCAGCGGCAAATGCAATCAAAGTGGTCAGAACTGCAATGCTTGCATTTAATGCGGTGTTGCTTGCCAATCCCATTGGATTGGTTGTGGCAGCAATAGCAGGCCTTGTGGCTGCCTTCATATACCTTTGGAACAATGTTGAAGGCTTCAGGAACTTTTGGAAGGCAACCTGGAACACAATCAAATCATTGGCTTCATCCGCAGGAAAGGCAATCAAAAAAGCCCTTGTGGATGCATGGAATGGTGTGAAAAAAGCATGGTCAGCGGTGACAGGTTTCTTCCGTGGTATATGGTCCGGCATCAAATCAGCCTTTTCAGCAACATCTTCATGGTTTTCAAGTCTATTCCGCAAGGCATGGAATGGTGTGAAAACTATATGGAATGGGGCAAGAAGCTTCTTTTCCGGGATATGGTCAGGCATCAAGGGTGTGTTCGGTTCCGTGGGTTCATGGTTCCGCAGCACATTCCAAAAGGCATGGTCAAATATAAAATCCGTGTTTTCCGGTTGGGGAAGTTTCTTTTCCGGCTTGTGGGGCAAGGTAAAATCCAAATTCGGTTCAATCGGCACTTCCATTGGCACAGCAATGGGGAATGCCGTGAAGAATGGAATGAATGGGGCACTTTCCAAGGTAGAAGGGGCCATAAACAGGGGCATTGGATTGATAAACAGTGCCATCCGGCTTGCCAATAAGCTTCCGGGCATCAATGTTGGAACCGTGGGAAAAATATCCCTTCCAAGGCTTGCAAGGGGAACTGTGGTTGATGAAGCAACAGCAGCGGTCATTGGTGAAGATGGTGCAGAAGCGGTTGTTCCATTGGAAAGAAACACAGAATGGATTGACAAGGTTTCTGCACAGTTTAACAACAGAATAGACAGTGTTTCAAATGATGAAATGATAAGAAGAATAAACAGAATCATTGATTTACTTGAAGCACTACTTGAAAGAAATATATATCTTGACAGCGGTGCATTGGTGGGTGAATTGGCACCTGCTATGGATGTTCGGCTTGGAAGGATATATGCAAAAGCAAATAGAGGAAAGGGCTGATATTTCAGCCCTTTTTGTAATTTACGAAAGAAAGGGGTGAATGCCTATGGGCCATGAGGTTTTTAAACTTATGGGAACCATTGCAATTTCCAATGGGCAGGCAAATGATGCTATTGATGAAACCACAAGCAAGGCAGCTTCCGCAAAAAGCAAGCTTGGCAATGCGTTTGGCAAGATTGGCAGTTTTGCATTAAGTGCTGCCAAGGTAGTGGGAACCGCAGCAGTTGCAGCAACCGGTGCAGTCGCAACAGGTATTGCAGCAATGACAAAATCAGCGGTAGACAATTATGCACAATATGAACAGCTTGTTGGTGGTGTTGAAACCTTATTCAAAGACAGTGCAGACAAGGTGAAGGAATATGCAGACCAGGCATACAAAACCGCAGGAATGTCTGCAAACACTTACATGGAAACTGTCACAAGCTTTTCTGCATCCTTGCTTCAGAGTTTGGATGGTGACACAGCAAAGGCAACAGAATCCGCAAATCAGGCTATCATTGATATGTCTGACAATGCAAATAAAATGGGTTCTGATATTGGCATGATTATGAATGCATATCAGGGCTTTGCAAAGCAGAACTACACAATGCTTGACAACTTGAAGCTTGGCTATGGTGGCACCAAAACAGAAATGGAAAGACTTCTGAAGGATGCACAAAAGCTGTCAGGTGTCAAATATGATATATCATCCTATGATGATATTATTCAGGCAATCCATGTGATTCAGACGGACATGGGAATCACAGGAACAACAGCAAAGGAAGCTTCAGAAACAATTCAGGGTTCAATTGGGCAGTTGAAGGGTGCCTGGGAAAACTTTATGACCGGCATGGCTGATCCGAACCAGGACTTTGATGCATTGATGAATAATCTTGTGGATTCTGTGGTTGCAGTGGCAGATAATTTGGTGCCTAGAATCACAGCTACCCTTCCAAGGATAATACAGGGTGTTTCCCAGGTGGTTCAAAATCTTGCAGCCTATGTTCCTGAAATCGTTTCAACATTAGTTCCTGCAATTATTACAACAGTGCAATCATTGATAAGTGAACTTTCAACAAAGTTTCCTGAATTATTGGCAGCATTATTCCCGGAAATGGGTGCAGAATTTCATGAAGGAATTGCTTCTGTATTTTCAACACTTCCTGAAGTGTTCAATACGGTTGTGACCACTATGCAATCCATGTTTCCGGTGATTCTTCAGGTGGTTCAGGATGTGTTTCCACCTGTTTTGGCATGTGTACAGGCATTATTGCCGGTGATTATTGAATTGGTAAGTACAGCCTTGCCACAGGCCTTTGCAATTATTCAAAGGTTGGTACCACCGCTTATGCAGATTGTCAACAAGGTGCTTCCACCTGTGGTGAAATTATTGACACCTATTTTGGATTTGATTGGGCCTTTGTTAGACCTTATTATGCCATTGTTGGATGTGGTTCTTGCACTGCTTGAACCTGTCATGACTTTAATTTCAGCCGTTTTGCCTGCAATCACAGACTTGGCAAGCTTGATGGTTGATGCACTGCTTCCTGTTATTCAGCAGCTTTGTGATATTTGGCAGGGGTATTTGGTTCCATTGATTCAGATGTTGGTTGACCTGCTTCTTCCAATTATCCTGGAAGCAATTGCAAATCTTATGACAGCATTTGAAGGTGTCCTGAAATTCATTTCCGGTTTGTACAATGTGATTGAAGGTGTTTTCAACCTTATCCTGTCACTGTTTACAGGTGATTGGGAAGGTGTTGGAGAAGCCATCATGCAGATTTTGAATGGTGTCCTTAACATGGTTGTTGGATTGCTTCAGGCAGCTTTTTTCAGCATCATCAACATGGTGGTCAAGTATTGGGATGATATTGTCTTATTTTTCACTGAAGGCATACCTACATTCATTGCAAATGCAGTCACATGGCTTCAGGAAATCCTGCCTAAATTGGCTGAATTCTTTGCAGGATTGCCCGGCAAACTTGCCGAGTGGTTTGTTGCAACCATTCAGAAGGTGGTTGAGTGGAGAACACAGTTGAGGGAAAAGGGAATTGAAGTTATAAAATCCCTTATTGAAGGCATTCTCAAAAAGGCCAAGGACATTCCTGACAAGGTGAAGGAAATTGGCAAGAACATTGTGGATGGTGTGTGGAAAGGTATCAAAGATGCCAAAGAAAAATTCATGGAAAATATCAGCGGATTTTTCACCGGCATTGTTGACGGTGCCAAGGAAGTGCTTGACATTCATTCACCTTCCAAAAAGTTTGAATGGATTGGTGAAATGTGTGTCAGCGGATTTGACAAAGGTGCAGAGGAATTGGAAGATGGCACAGCATTTGAGGATGCAGCCTTTTCAAGCATCCCGGCAACCGTGGAAAGTGTTGGTGCATCCAATGGCATTGACTATGACCGCATGACACAGTGCTTCATTAAGGCATTGCAGACAGTGGCACCGGATCTTAGAGCCAATGTGTCAGTTGAAGGGGATGCCAAGGGCATGTTCAAGGTGATGCAGAAAGAAGCATCTGTTTATAAGAAATCCACAGGAATGGGGGCATTTGCATGAGTTACGCAGGATATAGAATCAAGATTGGGAACACCATTGTTCCCAATCTTTTAGTATCGAAAGGAAGTTATACTTTCAAAAAGAATAAAAGGGAAGCAGGATCATGGCAGGATGCCAATGGATATGACCATTTTGACCATTTCAAGCCCACACAGGTGGTTGTTCAGTTTTCCATCAAGGAACGGAACCTGGAAGAACAGGCAAGCATCACAGGGATTTTTGCATCACAAGAAAATCTGACAGTGGAATATTGGGATGATTATGCATGTGAATATGCAACAGGCACATTCCGCATGACTGCACCGGCAATCAAGCACACGGAAGCACCGGGTGACAATATCAGATATGCAGCAACACAGATTGTGTTGACAGAATACTAATGAAAGGGGTGATATTATGCTGAATATCCCTGAAGAAGTCAAGAAGCTTTTCAAGACTTCCAATGTAAAAAAGAATATCCGCATTTCCTTCCCTAATGTGGAAAGGGCAGACATAACCAATGAAAACCTGATTGCTGAAAGCTTATCCTATACAGAAAGTGTGTGTTCCCAGGAAAGCCTGAAATTCGGCTTGTGCGAATCATCCGTTTTGGAATTTGAAACCGCAGGCATTGGAAATATCAAGGGCATGGAAATCACAGCAGAAATTGAAATTGATGCAAGAACTGAATTGCCTTATAAAGGCACAGTGGAAATTTCGGCAGATGGAGTTGATTATACCAATTATGACTATTACCGTTTTGATATATTGTCACTTTTTGGTGAACCACTTCCTGCAAATACTAATGTGTTTTTTTCTACTGATGGAAGTTGTGGTTTGGCAGAAATATATGCGGAAGGCCCAATATCAGATGATTCCATTGAACTTTATGAAGATACACACACTGTTTATGCATGGTCAAACAACTTTGAAACAGATTTTTTTGAAGTTTATGTACCAAGCACCTACACAGGAAAGGTTTGGGCATCTTTTTTTGAAGAAGATTATTACCCTATCCCTTTGGGCAAATTCATTGTAGACAGCAGCCAAAAGCAGGCTGACATGTCAAGAAGAAAAGTCACTGCTTATGGTATCACAAGCAGTTCCCTTTATAATTACAGCCCTATTGAAAAGGCAAAAAGAGAAAATCCATATTCAATAAAAAAAGACTATGTAATGGACATGGAAAAGTTCTTCATTTCAAACATAGCAGGAGATTATATACCGGAAAATGCATCAATGATAGAGTCAACCGCATATTCACAAACTGATTCGGAACACACATTTTATTCAAGCAGCGGTGCATGTGCGATATTGCATTCAAAGGGCATTATTTATACTTCACCCATTGCACAACAAGCATTATATTATTCTTCTTGTTCTATGACGCAGGCAGAAGTTGAAGAAAAGTGCAAAGCAATCAAAGAAAGCCTTTCCGCTTACGCAAGTAATGAATGGGTAGAAGCCACAATGAAAACAATTGAAAAATATGCTTATCGTATATTTCACACAAATGCATGTTTTCATAATGCAACAGGCACATCTTCATTTGGTTCACTAGAGGGTGGATATAGGTATATTTATTTATATCATGATGCGGACTTTAGTTATGGGGTTGCAAATATTTATATACCTTTAAGCATTGAAATTCTTCATGAAGATGGTTCCGGCACAATTGTGGACATTCCACTTTTTTCTGAAGATGATGCAAAGATTTATGAAGTGATGCTTGAAAACCCTTTAGGTATTACAACAACAATCCCAAGAACAAAGAACGGTTCATATTATACGGTCACAAGTGATTTGCCGGTATTGGCAAATACAATTGAAGCCTTCCTTGAATTTCAGGGAAGATTCGGCATACATGACAGAAATGGTGATTTTACAACATTGAAGCTTGCGGATAGCTTTGCGAACAAAACGAGCCTTTCCAAGTCGGAATATTCGGATTTGTGGTATGAGGACAAGCCGTCATATCCTTATGGAATAGTAAGTGCCATTTATGTGAATGAAAATGGTGAAGAATCATTTTCTTGTGTGAATATCGTGAAGGATGTGGACATCCTTGAAAAGGTTCAGGTTGCAACAGCAACACCCACAAGCGGAACCACTGTTTCATTGAGTTTTGACAAAGCGGATGTGGAAGGATACTACATAGAAAGCCCTTATCCCATCACCGGTGTGACATTATCTTTTGAAGATGGTCCTGCTTGGATTGCAGATTTTGAAATTGAAAGTGGAACAACAGAATTTCTTTTAACAGAAGAAATCCTTCAGAAGAACTGTGGTTACAATTGCAACATAGAAGCACTTGAAGGTGTGTATATAACCTTTGAAGCACCTGGGGAATATTCCGGTGCTTTTGTTGTATCGTCCTGCAAGCCTTCCAATGTGTATTACAAAGCGGATGAATGCATTCTGTATGACTTATCCGGCAATTATCTGATTCAAAACTGCACCTTTACCCAGGAACAGATGGACACCATCCTGAATGGCTTTGCCGAAAGCATCAAGGACATTCGGTACATGCCTTGTGAGATTGAATTGATGGGCCTGCCCTATATGGAAGCCGGTGATGTTGTTGAGATTGAAACGGATGCAGGAAGCTTCACAACTATTGTGGAAAGAAGAACACTGACCGGCATTCAGTCATTAAAGGATGCCTGGGAAAGTCAGGCTTCAGATGATCACATTGTGACAAGTGAATCAAGCGGTTCATTCGGTGGCGGTGGTTCGTCAAGCGGTGGCGGTGGTTCAAGTGCTGTCACATCCGTGAATGGCTACACCGGGAATGTTGTGCTGAAAACATCAGATTTGACAAATGATAGTAATTATGTATCAGACAACAAATATGTGCATACTGACAACAATTTCACCGCTGATTTGAAAGAGCAGGTGGAAGGCAACACAACCGCAAGACACACGCATTCAAACAAAACCGTGTTGGATGGTATCACACAGGCACACATTGATAAATGGAATGCCGGTGGTGGTTCTTCAGGTGGTGGGGATTCCACAATCAGATATAATTCAGAAACAGATTATGTTCAATGCTTGGTTGATGGGGAATGGGTTGATTGGATGAAAGCAGGATTGCAGGGAAGAACATATCTGTACAATGAAGGTGTGATAAACACTTCCTTGGTAAGTGCATTCATTCAGGGAAATGACGGTGCTTCGGGTTATACAGACAAGGCACCTATATTCAATGAAACAGACATCACACTGACAACACCTTCATCTAATACATCCTGTGTTGTTACAACGGAAAACAAGGTGGATGTCACTGCTTATTCAAAACTGTATGCTGAAATATATGAAGGCACAGTTGCAAGAACAGTTGAAGTTGATATTTCAGATGCAAGCGGAAGTTATTATGTCGGCATTAAGCAATTAAGAACTTCCAGTGGTGTTGGTTCACAACTTGTACTTGCAACAAGCACAAATTACAATTCAGGTAATTTGGCATATTCAACCGCTTACAATGAGAGTGGCACCACAGCTACATCCGGCAATGTTAAGCCGGTAATTAAGAAGATTTGGCTTGAATAAACAAAAGATAACCGCAAAATGTGCAGAAAGGCGGTTATATGAAAGGAATCAAATTTGGGAATTATCATTCATGGAATGATTTTTCACTAATACTTGCACAAAAGACAATTGGAACACCATCACCCAAAACGGAAACAATTGATATTCCGGGCGGTGATGGTGTCCTGGATTTGACAGACTTTTTCGGTGAAGTCAAATACAACAACAGGAATCTATCATTTGAGTTTTCAACAATGGTTCCCCAGGAACAGTTCATGGATTTGTTTTCAAGGGTACAGAATGCCCTTCATGGGCAGAAGATGCAGATAATCTTGGATGATGATTCAGAATGGTATTACACCGGCAGAATCACAGTTTCAGAGTGGAAAGCGGAAAAGAACATTGGACAGCTTACCATTGATTGTGATTGTGAGCCGTTCAAAACAAGGCATGGTGACACAGTTATATTCCGGGCAGTTGAAGGCACAGAAGCAACAGTCATTCTTCCAAATGGGATAAAACCTGTTGTTCCCATCATAGACATCACAGGCAATATAAATTTGACATTCGGCACAAACTTTTGGGCATTGTCTGAAGGAAGATATGAATTACCTGCTTTGAAGCTTGTAAATGGTGACAACACTGTTTTATTAAGCGGAACCGGCACAGCAACCTTTGCATACAAGGAAAGGAGATTGTGACCATGTATCAAGCTTATTGTGATAATTTTCTTCTGTATAATGACCAATTGGAAGGATATGAAATATTCAATCCCAAGGTGGAATTGGAACTGAACAAGATTGGAAGCTTTGATTTCACCATATACAACAACCATCCGAATTTTGACAAACTGAAAAGGCTGAAATCAATCATCCAAGTATATCAGGATGATTTTTTGCTTTTCCGGGGCAGGATTTTGGATGATGAAGAAGGCTTTTACAATGAAAAAACCGTGGAATGTGAAAGTGAACTTGCATTCTTGGTGGATTCTATTCAAAGGCCCTATGATTTCACCGGCACACCGGCTGAATTGTTCACGCAGTTCATCACAAGCCATAATGCCCAGGTGGATGCATCCCGGCAATTCAAGGTTGGGAATGTCACTGTCACTGATCCGAATGATTATATCAGCAGAAGTGATTCTGAATATCTGAACACATTTGAAAGCATTGAAAAGAAGCTGCTTGAAACATTGGGCGGTTATTTGTGGATAAGACATGAAGCGGATGGTGCATATCTTGACTATCTTGCAGAATTGAATTTCCTGTCACCACAGACAGTGACCTTTGGGAAGAACCTTCTTGATTTGAAAAGACGGACAGAGGGAAAGGACATTGCAACAGCAATCATTCCGCTTGGTGCCAAGGAAGAAGGCGGTGAATCAAGACTTAACATCACATCAGTGAATGATGGTGTTGATTATATATTCAATCAGGAAGCGGTTGACCAATACGGTTGGATATACAAAAAGCAGATATGGGATGATGTGACCTTGCCTGAAAACCTTCTGACAAAGGGCAATGAAGCCCTGAATGAGCAGATGCAGATGCTTTATACAGTGGAATTGACCGCAGCGGACCTTGCCACAGTGGATAGAACAATTGAATCCTTCCACCTGGGAACACAGGTGCAGGTGAACACAGAACCGCATTCAATCAATCAGCGGTTCCTTGTCAGCAAATTGTCAATCTATCTGCTTCAACCGGCTTCAAACAAGCTGACATTGGGAAGCACTTATCTGACCTTTACAGAAAGGGCAATTTCAGGGCAAACAGCCACAGAAACAATGTTGATGGATATTTCTTCAGATGTGGAAGAAAAGCTTGTAAATGGGCTTGCAGAAACGGAAAGAAAGCTGTCTGCACAGATACCTGCTACATCCGAGAGCATCACAACCACAATCATGGATGAAGTATATCTGAAAGGTGACACAGATGCACTGATTGAATCAGTCAACACGCAAATCACACAGACCGCAGAAGATATTGAATTCCGTTTCAATGAGTTTTCGCAGGATGTGGATGCGGTGGCAGCAGGCACAGATGCCAAATTTGAGGAAATAAGCAAATATATCCGGTTTGTTGATGGCAACATCATCCTGGGGGAAGAAGGCAACACCCTGACCTTGCGGATTGAGAATGACAAAATCACATTCTTGGATGCAGGCATGGAAGTGGCATATTTCAGCAATAACAAGCTTTATGTAACAGATGGTGAATTTCTGCATTCCTTGCAGCTTGGCAATTTTGCATTCATGCCAAGGGAAAGCGGAAATCTTTCATTCGGTAAATTGTAGGGGGCAATATGGCAACATCAAGTGCAATGTCAACTACAAATGATAAAATCAAGTATAAAATCACGATAACGCAAAACAGCCAAAGTGTGGCAAATAACACTTCAAATGTGACCGTATCAGTCCGGGTATATCGTACCAACACAGGCTATACCACATACGGCACCGGCACAGTGTATTGCACAATCAATGGCACACAGTACACGGAAGGCATCACTTCTTCTGATAAGATAACCAATTCAGGAATTGTGGTATTTTCAAAGACACTGAACATTGCCCATAATGCAGACGGAACCAAGACCTTGGCCACATCTGCAAGAATTACACATGATCAGTTTTCTTCAAGCAGTCAAAGCTACTCACAGGCATTGACCACTATTCCAAGGGCAACCACACCAACACTGTCAGCATCAAGTGTAAATATGGGTGCAAGCATCACCATCAACATGGCAAGGGCATCAAGCAGTTTTGACCATACCTTGACATATAAGTTCGGAAGTGCTACCGGCACCATTGGCAGTGACCTGGGAACAAGTAAGGCATGGACAGTTCCCTTGACATTGGCTTCACAGATTCCAAATGGAACATCCGGCACCTGCACCATCACTTGCAAGACATACAACGGAAGTACATTGATAGGCACCAAGACGGCTTCTTTCACCGCCAAGGTGCCTTCTTCAGTTGTGCCAAGTATTTCTGCCCTGACAGTATCAGAAGCGGAATCAGGGCTAAATTCGCAGTTTGGGGGCTATGTTCAAAACAAGTCAAAGCTGAAGGCAACAGTCACGGCAGCAGGAAGCTATTCAAGCACTATAAAAAGCTATAAAACAACCATTGCCGGGAAAAGCTACACCGGCAGCAGTGTCACATCCGGTGTCATTACATCTTCAGGAACAGTGACGATTTCAAGCACTGTCACGGATTCAAGGGGCAGGACAGCCACCAAAAGCACCACAGTCACAGTGCAAGCCTATACTGCACCCAAAATCAGCACATTCACGGCAATCCGGGCCAATGGGTTAGGTGCAGCAGATAACAATGGCACAATGGCACTTGCAAGAATCAAATTTGCAATTTCTGCCCTGGGAAATAAGAACACAAAGTCATATAAAGTGGAATACAAGCTGAAGTCAAGTGATACCTGGGAAGAAGCAGCAACAGGAAGTGTATATTCTTATGATTCCAACATGCTTCTGAATATCAATTTGAACACAGATGCTTCCTATGATTTGCGTTTGACAGTGACAGATTTCTTTGGAAGTGTTGTGGCAGTTTCAGAAATAGCAACGGCCTTCAGCCTGCTTGACTTCAATGCAAGTGGAAAAGGCTTGGCATTCGGCAAGGTTTCAGAAATTGAAAATCAGATGGAAATTGACATGGACCTGAACATCTACCGGAATATATTCATGGGTGGTTCATTCCGGTCAAATGATGAAAAGAATTTGTACATTCAAACAACAGAAGATGCACCGAATGTTCATAACTGCAAGCTTTATGGTGGCAATGGGGATTCTGTCACATCCATTGGATGTTGGGATTCAGCAAGGGCACATGGTATTTGGCGGTATTTATCCGGCACACAGAACCTTGTATTTGATGCCAATGT